GTTACAAAAAGAAACTCCAATGGACAGACTCGTTCAGGACTCTATTCTTTGTTCATACCTATGGAATGGAACTACGAAGGATACATTGATTCTTATGGCATACCTGTATTCGACACACCAAAAAAAAATGCCGAAGACCCTCATGGGACTAAAATTAAAATAGGTGTAATAGAGTATTGGCAAAATGAAGTTGATGGATTAAAAGGAGATCAAGATGGTTTAAACGAGTTTTATCGTCAATTTCCAAGAACTGAAGAACATGCTTTTAGAGATGAAGCTAAATCATCTTTGTTTAATTTAACTAAAATTTACGAACAAATTGATTGGAATGCAGATTTAAAATTTAATAATACCGTAACTCAAGGTAATTTTCAATGGGTCAATGGTATTAAAGATACATCAGTAATTTTTGCTCCTAATTCTAACGGTAGATTTTTTGTGTCATGGATTCCTTCTGTTAGTCTACAAAACAAATTAATATTAAAACATGGAACTAAATATCCAGGCAATGAACACATGGGTGCTTTTGGTTGTGATAGTTATGATATATCAGGAACAGTTGATGGTAGAGGTTCTAACGGATCTTTACATGGTCTAACTAAGTTTTCAATGGAGAATCATCCAGTTAATAGATTTTTTTTGGAATATATATCAAGACCTCAAACTGCTGAAATATTTTTTGAAGATGTTTTAATGGCTTGTATATTTTATGGTATGCCTATATTATGTGAAAACAATAAACCTAGGCTTTTGTATCATTTTAAAAGAAGAGGTTATAGAGGTTATTCAATGAATAGACCGGATAAGTTATACAATAAATTATCTGTTACAGAAAGAGAAATAGGTGGAATACCTAATTCAAGTGAGGATATCAAACAAGCACACGCTGCCGCTATAGAGTCTTACATAGACGAACATATTGGTTTAAAATCTAACGGTGATTATGGAGATATGTGTTTCCAAAGGACTTTAGAAGATTGGGCAAAATTTAATATAAACAATAGAACAACTCATGATGCGTCTATAAGCTCTGGTTTAGCTATAATGGCTTGCAATAAAAATAAATACAGACCAAATCCCATTGTTGAAAGAAAAATTTATGACCTGGGAATTAAAAAGTTTAACAACAAAGGATCAATGTCAAAAATAATTGAATAAATGAAGTCAAAAATATACACTAACTCTAACAGCGCTTTTCCTAGTCAGGTAGTATCTGAAGCAGAAAAGTCTACATTGGAATATGGAACACAAGTAGCTCAAGCTATTGAGACTGAATGGTTCAATCAAGGTAGGACTAATGGCAATAGATTTGTTACAAGTTGGAATAATTACCACAATTTAAGATTATACGCAAGAGGAGAGCAATCTGTTCAAAAATATAAAGACGAACTTTCTATTAACGGTGACTTATCTTATCTTAATTTAGATTGGAAACCAGTTGCTGTTATATCTAAATTTGTTGATATTGTTGTTAACGGTATATCTAATAAAAATTTTGAAATTAAAGCTTTTTCACAAGACCCATTTTCAGTAAAAAAAAGAACTGATTACGCTACTGGTTTAGCAAAAGATATGTATGCTAAAGAAATGCTATCAAATGCTATGGATCAATTAGGTATGAATTTTCAAGAATCAAGCGTACCTTTAAATAAATTACCTGAGTCAGAAGAAGAATTAGAAATTCATATGCAGCTTAGTTATAAGCAAGCTATTGAAATTGCAGAAGAAGAAGCTATTACAGCAACTTTAGCAAAAAACAAATGGGATTTAACAAAACGTAGAATAAACTATGATTTAGTAACATGTGGCATAGCTGCAACAAAAACATCATTTAATAGAGCTAATGGTATAGTTATAGATTACGTTGATCCAGCTCATATGATATATTCATATACTGAAGATCCTAATTTTCAAGATATATATTATGTTGGTGAAGTTAAATCAATAACAATACCAGAGTTAAAAAAACAATTTCCTTTCATACCTAATGATGAATTACAAAGAATTCAAGAAATGCCAGGTAATAGACAGTATGTAACTGGTTGGGGTAATTATGATAATAATACTGTTCAAGTGATGTATTTTGAATATAAAACTTACCATGATCAAGTATTTAAAATAAAACAAACTGACCAAGGATTACAAAAAGCATTAGAAAAAACAGATGAATTTAATCCACCAGAAAATGATGGATACGAAAGAGTGTCAAGATCTATTGAGGTATTATATAGTGGCGTAAAAGTATTAGGCACAAATACAATATTAAAGTGGGAGTTAGCTGAAAATATGACAAGACCTATGGCTGACACAACTAAGGTTGAAATGAATTATGTTATATGTGCGCCTAGAATGTATAAAGGTAGAATAGAATCAATAGTTAGTAAAATAACAGGTTTTGCAGATATGATTCAACTTACTCATTTAAAAATGCAACAAGTACTAGCAAGACTAGTTCCTGATGGTGTGTTTTTAGATATGGATGGTTTAGCCGAGGTTGATCTAGGGGACGGAACTAATTACAATCCAGCAGAGGCACTTAATATGTATTTTCAAACAGGTTCTATAGTAGGTAGATCACTTACACAGGACGGTGATTTAAATAGAGGTAAAATACCTATACAAGAATTATCTTCTTCATCAGGTGGTGCTAAATTACAAAGTTTAATACAGACTTATCAGTATTATCTGCAAATGATAAGAGACGTGACAGGACTTAACGAAGCTAGAGATGGTAGCTTACAAGACAAAGACGCTTTAGTAGGTCTTGCTAAAATGGCCGCTAATCAATCTAATATTGCTACTAAGCATATTAACCAAGGAAGCTTATATTTAGCTCTTAGAATTTGTGAAAACGTTTCTTTAAAGTTAGTTGATGTTTTAAGTTTTCCACTTACTCACAAAGCTTTAATTCAAAGTATATCGGTATACAACGCTAAAACTTTAAGTGAAATAAGTAATTTAAATCTTCATGACTTTGGTATATTCTTAGAACTAGAACCAGAAGAAGAAGAGCAACAACAATTAGAGCAAAACGTGCAAATAGCTTTACAAGGTGGTGGTATTGATTTAGAAGACGCTATTGATATACGCCAAATTAAAAATATAAAACTAGCTAATCAACTCCTTAAACAAAAAAGAAAACAAAAAATAAAAAGAGATCAAGAACAGCAAAAACAAATGATAGCTGCACAAGGAGAAGCTCAAACTAAAACTGCACAAGAAGTTGCTTTAGCAGAAACTCAAAAGCAACAAGCTTTAACAGAGCAAAAAGTTAATATAGAACAAGCCAAATCTCAGTTTGAACTACAAAGAATGCAAACAGAAATGCAAATTAAATCTCAGTTATTAGCCCAAGAGTTTGAATACAATAAACAATTGGCCCAAATTAAAATAGGAACTGAAGATAATAAAGAGCAACAAATTGAAGACCGTAAAGACAAAAGAGTTAAATTACAAGGAACGCAACAAAGTCAATTAATAAATCAAAGACAAAATGACTCTGGACCAGTAGACTTTGAAAGCGGCGGAGATAATTTATCTCAATTTGGTCTTGACGAATTAAGTTAATAATAATTATATAATATCATATCATGTCAGAAGAAACAAAAACAAATGAACCTGTTAAACAGGAAGGTGACTTTAAAATAAAGTCTAAAAAGAAAAGTCCTAAAAACTTAGGCCAACAATCGGAAAACAATATAACAAAAGTTGATTTATCAAAACCTGAGGCAACTGGAGAAATAATTCCAGAAGTTATTAAAGTAGAGATACCAACTCTTAAACCAGAAGAAGATGCCATTCAAATCGGAGAAACAAAGGAAGTGGTTGTGGGCGAACAAACCGGAGATAGCCCTAAAGTGGACGAACAAGTATCAAAGCCCAGCGAGGCTATTGAAGAAGTTTCCCCAATCAAAGAAATAACACAAGAAGAAGTTAAAGAAGTAACAGCCACAATTAAAGAAGCTGTTAGAGATGAAAAAGTTTTAGGAAAAGCATTACCTGAAAATATTGAAAAGCTAGTTAGCTTTATGGAAGAAACAGGTGGAACTGTACAAGATTACGTTTCGCTAAATAGAGATTATACAACTTTAAGTTCTTCACAAGTTCTTAAAGAATACTATACAACAACAAAACCACATTTAGATCAAGAAGAAATTTCTTTTTTAATAGAAGATAATTTTGACTTTGACGAGGAAGTGGACGAAGCAAGGGAAATTCGAAAGAAAAAACTTGCTTTCAAAGAAGAGGTTGCAAATGCTAAAAGCTTTTTAGAAAGTTCTAAGAGTAAATATTACGACGAGATCAAGTTGAGACCGGGCGTTACTCAAGAACAGCAAGAAGCAGTAAGCTTTTATGACCGCTACAAAGAGCAGCAAAAAATTGCTACAAAATTACACGGTGACTTTAGAGACAATACTAAAAAACTATTTAGCGAAGAATTCAAAGGTTTTGATTTTAACGTTGGAGATAAAAAATTTAGATATGGAGTAAAAGATCCTAGTAAAATTGGTGAAACTCAAGCAGATGTACAGAACTTTGTTGGAAAATATTCCAACGATAAAGGTGAAATTGTAGATCCAGCTGGGTATCATAAAGCTATGTATGCTGCTATGAATGCTGATAAAATCGCTCATCATTTTTACGAGCAAGGAAAAGCTGACGGTGTCAAAGACATTATCACATCTTCCAAAAACCCATCACAAGACGGACCTAGGCAAGTTGCCGATGGAAATGTTTTTATAAACGGATTAAAAGTAAAAGCTATTAGTGGATTGGATTCATCAAAATTAAAAATAAAAACAAGAAAATTTAACTAAAAAAAAACAAAAATTATGGCTTTAAGTCCACAGTTTGGGAGTATTATCCCATCCCAGTCGCAACAAGCATTATCAACTAATTATTTAAACTTTTCTGGTGCAAATGGTGTGAATTTTTCACAACAATATTTACCAGAGCTTTACGAGCAAGAAGTAGAGAGATATGGTAACAGAACGTTATCAGGTTTCTTAAGAATGGTTGGAGCTGAGATGCCAATGACATCTGATCAAGTAATTTGGTCAGAACAAGAAAGATTACACATATCATACAACAACTGCGTAGTAGCAGGTGCTGGTG